AAAAGGTCGATTGAGTGGCCTATTACTACAAAGGCAGTCAATCCTCAGTCCATGATCTGGGACACAAATAACCAATACGACCCTCGATGGGTAATTCATTTCTTTGATGTTGATAACGAATGGATTCATGCACACTTCCCCGGATGGAAAGGTGCTGCTTCTGGCAGGTCTCAGTTCATTGAAGTATGGACTCACTCTCAGGTTGCTTATTTAGCAGAGCGTATGTGGGTAATGAAACCACGTAAGCACGGTTATAAGATTCGACCTTGGACTATGTATTGGCCTCAGACTGGCATGACAACCAGTGGTAATAAACCAGACGACCTTTATTGGGGGATTCTGGACGGAAACTTTGAGATGCTTCAGGCTGAATCTCAGCTTGCTAGTCAATATCTCGATATTGTTACGAACTCAACTTGGCCTGTTAGAGACTTCAAAGGCCCACCGGGCATGGCTGATGAAGTTATGAACGAGTACGACACTACGCCGGGAGCCATGAACGTGCTTCCGCCAAACGTAAATATTGAAATTGCGCGAACACCTGAGCCACCACAGACGATTATGTTGGCGAAGAATATGTTCGATGAGGCTATTGAGTCTAATACCGCTCCATCAGTTACTCGTGGTCAACGTCCTACAG